AATTTCGTTGGGAAAACGGCAGTCCGAGATTACAATATCGTCGTGTGTTTTGCGTAGTTTGTTTTCTAATGAGGCAATCCAAATATCGTCGTGAAAACCTCTACGACATACTTCTGTACCCCAATATTGTAGTACATAGCGTGGTGTTAGTCCTGGGATTCCTAAGCGTTCACTCCACCAAGCATCCACTTGCTCACGCCATTCGCGACTTTCGCGAGTGCGGCCTTCTAACAATTCTCTGTCCCATCCAAACACACTTGCTACCGCATCTTTAAGCGTATGAGCAAAGGATTCTCTACGAAACTGGTGTATATTTTGTAAGTAATCCGCAATGGTATCCTTACCTGAACCTATTAACCCGCATACACCAATAATCATATTTTTCCCATTGTCGTTGTTAGCATCATATACCACCCAGGTCTGAATTCATTACAAATATCAAAGCCTAAATTTTCATAAAACTTAGTTCGCTCTGTTATTATAACAATTTCTCTATCCTTTTGTCTAGCAAATTCTAATGCTTTTGCTACTATTTGTTTGCCAATTCCTTGATTCCTATATTCGGGATCAACGCATACCCAAGTCAAATCATAAAAGTATTGTAAATTAGATTCACTTACAATACCAAAGCCAATTATGTTTGTGTTATCTTTTGCTACAATGTAAAATTTAGGAGCTTCAACAAGCCCTATTAGATATTTTATTTTTTCTATTTCTACTAAATGCTCTAGCTTTTTAGATATTAGCTCAGGCATTTTTCCTGCGGGTGTGTAATTAAATGAGCGCCTAACTAATTCTGCGACCTCGTTAGGATTATCGAGAGTGCTAACAATCTCAATCATCTAATCGATTTAATTCCTAAGTGCTTGAATGTTTGTTGTAGCATAATAATTTGTCGTTTGCAATCTTGTAATGCGTGATGCTCAACTGGAGGTTTGGGGCAGTCGGGCCATAGTGAGTAGATAGTTCTTGCGTCACGTACTTTATAAAATTGCCATGGCTGTGGGCGGCCAAATGATCTATAAGCATTTTCTAAAATATTCATGTCGTAAGTAGGGCCGTTAGCCCAGACAAAATCAGCGTGCCAGCATAGTTTGTGTAAGCCTTCTAATGCTTGATCTAGTGGAATGCGGTTGTCTTCGTGAAATGCTTCCTTAGCCGCTTCAGGTTGAGTGGCCCACCAAGCAATAGTATCGTCGTTGATGGAACGATTTTCTTGACTCTCTAATGTGACTCTGGTGTAGAAAGAAGGTTTGTTTTCATATCCTTCAATAAATGGGTCAAAAGATTGTGCCGCTATAGTTAAAATAGTAGCTGTAGGGCCTGTGTCCAGTCCCTCGATGTCGATCATGATATGTTGTGCCATACAGTAAGTATAGCACAAAAACCAAATTAAATCAAGTAGTGTTTAACCAATTACCCAAGTTAAGGGCTGACTTCCGTCAACGTAGTTTTTCAAATCTTCGATACATTGTTGCATAATTGCCATACCTTCGGCTTTCATTGCGGCACCGTTTAGTGATGTTGGGCCTTGTGGTCCGGAAATGGAAGCAAACTTTTCACGTGCTTCACCAATCATAGTTTTACAGTTACCAAACATATAATTACGAATCCATTGTTTAATTTGATAATCAGAAAGTAAGTTTACTTCTGGCTTTAAGTTGTATGTCCAAAGTAACACGTTCTCGCCTGTGCCTTTTGGATCACGAATTAGTTGTAGCTTTTTGGTAACTGGGTTCCAAGTATAGTTCATATAAGCACCAAACATACGACCAGCTAATTCTACATATTGTGAATAAAAATCATAAGTTGCCAAACCTCCAGCTACGTTAAAGTTCATTAAGTAAACATTCATTGTAGCTTGGGAGAATGGATCAAAGTTAGACGCATATGGCCCGGTAGAGTTGCCAAAAGTACGGCGGAAAATTTGACGTACAGTAATTACTTCTTCTGGCAAATCGTAAATATTTACGTTAGTTACAAGTTCCATAAAGGTGTAACTTTCTTCGTAAGCATTTTCTGCTCTTTGACGATAAGTGCCAATAGCATTACGATAAGCTGATTCGTAGTGCCCTGGATCTAACTCAATATCAATAATCTGATCGCCCAGCTGTAGGCGAACATATTCGATTAAGTTTTGTTTTAACGTTTCAAGTGTAGATTCTGTTTGCAATGCCATATGGACTCCGTGTCCATATATTTAGCATTTTTACCAAGCCTTTAGAATGATTAAATTCTCATTTCCACGACCTGTAAACTTAGTCTCAGTAGCTTTAATTTCCCCAAAGGACTTACGCATAGCTGGTTTTCCGCCGGACATAATTGCTTTAAGCTGTTCCTCAGGTTTACGCAAAGTTTTTTGCATAGTTGTTAGGGTATCAAAAGCAATAATAGCTGAGCCTTTAACAGTGAATGTACCTAAGTGTGCGTCTGCCATTACATGGATTAGTTTGCGCTTGGCTGTATCATATAACCATGCTTCGCTTGCTCCAACCAGTTTTGCTGGGTTTTCTGATTTAAGATTAAGCTCTGTAAACTCTTTAAGATATTTAAATCCACGTGATTGGCGTTCTGGACTTACTGCTTTCTTAGCACGTGGCTTGCGTTCTACTTTCTTAATGGAAATATAAGAAGCGCAATCTTGTAATACTGTTTCGCAAAATTTAACGCATTGTTTGAGTTGTGCTTTTGATAAGTGACTGTAGCCTTCTACTAATTGCTCATCATTACCAGTTAATACTTCATTAAATTCAGCGAGTCGTAAATCCCATACCCGAGTAATGTTAGGGATCATTTGTGTGCTAATATTCATACCGCGGATTAACGCAATGGGCTTAAAGTCTGCTGACATCTTAGCGCCGGCTGTAATAAAGTCATCAAACATTCCTTCAAGTTCACCTGCGCACTCTGACGCTTTTTCTCTGAGGTGATCTTGAATAGTTAGCTTTTGTTGGGCAGTTTCTTCTGAGGTAGCAGCAACTTTTTGTTCTTCTTGTTTGCCAGCTAACAATTCAGCAAGATGTTCGTCTAAAATAGATTGCTCATAATCTTTAAGCTGTAGCCCCATTACTGACATTCTACAGATCCAACCTGTTGTTGTTTTTACACGACTATCTGGAATGCCGCGCATCAGCTTTAATTCTTTAGCTTTCTTATTGACTTCAAAATACTGAATAATTAGATCCTTGGCGTCTTTACGACCATAGGAATAGTTATACCAATTGAATGCTTTAGCCAACGTTCCAACACGAACATCATCAGAGGGTTGAGTAAGCCACTCAGGTTCTGAACCAATAAATTTGGCATCTTCACCGTGTGGGACAAGTCGTTTGATTGTAGTTGATAGTTTTTTCATAGTTATATTATATAGTATAAGTTAAAAAATGTCAACTTAATAACATCGCAAAAATTATGTGATGATCTAAGTTGTCTAATAGTATCACTGCTGATGTCTTCAAATCATTGTATCTTACAGTATCTTTTTTAAGCCGTCTACATTCTACTGATTCTTTGCTGATTTCTCTAACAACAGAGTCAATATTCCTTATCATTTTCTGAAGATCACGAAGTGCGACCTTGTTCTTAACTCCGTTAAGTTGTTTTTCCGCAATTGATAGCCGTTCTAAAATTTCATCCATACAGTAATTATATGCATTTTCTAACTAATTGTCAATTCAATTCTAACTAAATACTTGACTATGCCAAGACTCAGCCTCTATCGTCCTAATCGAACCAACGATTATCAGTACTTAGATCGTATCATTTCTGAACGATATACTGTTGGAGGTCTTGATATGTATGTACACAAATATATGGGACCAATTGTAGATACAACAGACAGTCCCGGTAATAAAGATGCCACTTTACCAGTGTATACTTCAACAAATCCACTGTTTATTGAAGATTTGCTGTTGTTAGAAAATCGTGATCGTGCTTACGATCCAAACGTTTATGTCATGCGCGGCGTGTACACGATGCAAGATATTAACTTTAACTTGTCTCAATTTGGGTTGTTTTTAAACAACGATACTCTGTACATTACATTTCACTACAATGACATGATTGACAGTTTTGGACGTAAATTAATGACCGGTGATGTTTTAGAATTGCCTAATTTGAAAGATTATAACCCATTAAATCAGAATATTACAAGAGCATTGCCTAGATATTATGTTATTCAAGACGCAGCTTTTGCAGCAGAAGGATTTAGCCAAACTTGGTTGCCACACGTATGGCGTGTACAGGCTACACCTATGGTTAATGCTCAAGAATACCAACAAATCATCAACCAGCCATTAATGCCAGACAATATCTGGGATAATGGAAACTTTTATCCACAAGGAATGGTAGTAGATAATGGTGGAAAATATTACGAAGCGTCAAAAAATGTACCTCCTGGCACTGATATTAATGATCCAAACTATTGGGCATTGATTGAAAAACCAACAACTATGGGTGATGTAAATTCAACCAGAAACAAAGAATTAGCTATCAATGATGCGTTAGTTATACAGGCAAACATAGAAGTTCCACAATCAGGATACGATAATGTGTCGTTTTATATATTACCAACTACTCCAAGTAATCAACCTAGTGGAGAAGGATTGTTTGCTGATCAAACTTCACCGACAGTAGATGGAGCACAGTCAGATGAAGGCAATACTCCAACTGATTTTGGTTGGACAATGGGCTATTTGACAGGTGATAATCTAGCTCCAAATGGTTTGCCAGTTACTCCTGGTGTTAGTTTTC